AATTTCAACTGCTCGGCGAACCTAGCAGAGTTTGCATCGATAGTCTTCAGACCCTCAACAAGAGCTGATCTAAGGAAGACGTCCCAAAACATATCACGTTGTTCTATATCTAGATCAATTGTTATGGTTGAGCTTCCATCAGGATTATCCTTGATGTCACTTACCATACACGTGTGGTTTTGGAAAACTTCTGGATTACTTCCAATAGTTTTATACTGAGATTCTTTGGTGATCTCTTCAAGTCTTTTCTCGCGATCGGACTTAGCGGATGTCTTCTTAGTTGGCACTTAGATTCTCCTTGTATTTTGCAAGTTCAATACGACATTGTGCTGCGAACGTGCTATTACGAGAAGTAAATAAGATTCGATTAAGTGCTGACCGCAATTTGATGTCAGTTTCAGCTTTGGCAATTGCCTCGCTTAGTAGTGGCATAAATGAGCTGTCAAAGTTATGAAGCACCGATAATGCCTCTGGCAATGAAATCACTAGAGCTTTCCTAGCGGATTCAACTACTTGAGGTGGGAGTGCTTCGCGTTCTGTGGTTTGTGTCATGTCATTACTTTCTTATTTAAATGGGTTTTCTTCTTTTGGTTTTCTCTTAGATTTCTTTATCGTGTTCTGCTCGGGAGCTTTTCCGATAGCGAAATCATATGGAAGATACCAATCTAATGCTTCAAGTTGATCTACTAGCCACTCTTTTGTGAGAGGGTTTGGAGTCCAACGAGGTGTTGCACCATGCGAATGAAAGAATTCTCTAAGATATTGCGTAGTTAATTCCTCCAGACTGGCTTCCCGATTTATTGAGATGCGAGCTACAGCACTCTTTTCAGGACGTTTCAGATCGTACATAATGTTCCTCCTCTTAACTGGAGCGTCAGAGGGATTCCACAGCATTTGAGCCGTTTTGTGTTGAAGGGTACAGAGGGGTCTAGTTTAGACTTGATCGCCCTGTGGTGGGTCTGAGGGGACTCCCCAGCATCGTTTCCGAAGTTCCTTTGCTCTCAGTCTTATCTCAGGATGAACCAGTAGTCCATACATATCTGGATCTACAATATCATCTAGAAATAATCTTAGTACTAGCAACTGTTCTTCTTTAGTTAGATCTGAGGAGCATTCAGTGATAGCTACTACTGACTTACAGTTGTAGTATGTCCAAAAGTCATTGTTCATTTTTCCTATCGTCGTTCCATTGGTTTTCCTTGTTCACCAAATTCGACACCAGATGGACTATCTTGAGATCTGGATGGATGCTCTTGATAACTTCAATCTGAACTTCGTCGTCTTCGAAATGAACTCCTATATCATATCCTTGTTGTTTTAGTTTTTGTATGATGATAGCTTTGTGAGCACCTGAGGATTCCCGAGTTTTCTGATCGAAACGTATTGGGTTGAAATGTACAGGATTGAAAATGCCACGGTCACGCAGCATCTCCAATGTGTACTCTTCCTCGTCAACACTGCGACCAGTGATAATGTGATCATGTACACCTGGGAACACACCTGTTAGATCTGATCCCAAGTAAATCACACCATCAATATCGAAAGTGTTGATTCGTTTCATTCGTAATCCGTTTCACCAGCTTGGAAGGTGTAAGCTAAATTCTTCGCCTTCGGTTTGTTGATGGTGCGTTGAGCTTCTGTGAGATCTGTGTACACTCGACGAGCAAGTGCGTCACACTCCCATTTAGCATCTTCGGTCTTCAACTGCAACGGTGGCGTTTTCTGTGTCCATGCTGACGGTCCTCGTAGGAAACCTACAATGCCCATCTCAGACGCAACTTTACAGAAGCGAACTGCAGACACAACTACACCTCCAGAGTTAGGAGAATCTTGAACTGACAATCGTGCTGTCAACTCATAGCGTGCTCCGCCAAATCCATAGGCAACGATATCTAGATTCGCAACTTTATTGTCTGAACCTACATATGTTCCACCAGGTTTTTGTTGGACGGTTAGAGAAGGACCAGCATATAAAGTCATGCCAGCTGTAGACTCATCACGAACAATGTTCTGTCCCTTGAGTACGTTCTCTTTCGATACGTGCTTGCTGTGGAGACGCTCTTGCTTCGACATGTTCAGGAAGTCAGTGTTAGCTGTGCGACCTGTGCGAATGTTCTCTTGACCTTGTGTAGAGCCACACGCCATGTTCATCTGAATGTGTTGAGTTACCATGAGACCAGAGTCTAACATAGCACCTTGCAATACTTCAGACAATCTTGACGCACCCCATGCAGATCGCATATCGCTACCTACAATGGTCAGACCCTTGTCGATAAAGAGTTGTTCGACACGCATAGTTTCTTTGGTCTCAATCACGGTTGGAATACAGTTCACAAAGTGAACACCAGCTTCCAATGCAACTTCAATCCAGAATTGCGTAGCCTTCTCTGAACCAACAGGTAAATAATTTACTAGAACATCAACTTTAGATTCTTTCACTTTCGTGACAATCTCGTTGAAGTCTAGAGCAGTAGCCGCACCAACTCTGAATGATACTTCACTAGGGAAGTCTAACATGTGTGGAGCTAGACCATCCATCGTAGGTGCAGAGTACACCATTGAACCTTTAGGAATGACGGTGTCATCTAACTCTTTGACATGATCCATTGCGCAGTTTGGTTTTGCACGCAATGCTTCAGCGAGAGGTTTGTTTACTTTGCGACGGTCAATATCAAAACCAATGACAAAGTTAAGATCACTGGCTAAGTATCCGCCAATGCTTTCATACATGAGACCAACTTTATCTTCAGGATTTTGACTGTAATACTGACAGCCCTCTACTAGGGACTTCGCACAGTTACCAACACCGATAATTCCTACATTAATTCTATTCATACTTTTCCTTCAAGTTATTTCAGTTTATAGTCATTGGCCATCACGGAATTGCGATAGAGTAGGACTTTGTGTAAGACCAAAGCCACGGTTGTGGCAATGGTTTCGTCCATAAGGACTCATCAGTTACACTAAAAGAATGTATACCCAGATCGAAATCTCTCTGGTATGTCTTTCTTAGTTTCTTTGAACAAAAGATACTTATCAGTTTCACACATAATATTCTGCCAATCTTGAGCACAAAGCTTAGGAATGTTAGAGTCCAGTGTCGGCTCCACAGCAGCTATCATATCTTGCAACTTTTCTAAGAAATTGTTTTGTTTGATTTTGACATCAGGATAAACTCTTTGCAATCCTCTCAAAGAACCTGGTCCTGGTGTAGCCCAAGTCCACCAGTCTACAGCTTGGTTGAGCACAATTGTGTGTTTCAAATCAGCAATTATCTGACCAGCCATAAAATTACCAATGCCTTTTACACTTGTTAAAACTCTACATGCGTTCTCTAAGGACTCGTCGTAAACTTGAGAGCGTAAAGAATGGATTGCTTCAACTCTTTCAGCAACTCCTCTGTAGATGCTCATTCCTGGTGTTGGTCTGATAAAATATGCACGGTTGAATGGAGCAACATGATGTGAAACAAAACAGTCTTGAAGTTTGTTTTCTATCGCATCTGCAGTAAACACTAGTGGGTATCCAATTATATCTAAAGCATCTGTTCTATTGGTATGTCTAGCCAATGCTGCGGCACCGACTAGAGTTTCTTTCGGTTTGTTCTTCAACCAATCAAGAACGTATCTAGAAACTTTGTCGTCTTGTCGTCTGACATTACAATACCTAAAGCCATTGAACATTGGGTCCGAAGACCAAGGGAACTCTTTACCAGCTTCCTTGTTCTTCAGAACTTTCCATCTTTCGTTTACCCAGTATGTGACATGACCAGTGTTCATTGCAATCTCGCTGGTACTGGCGCACCAATCTGTCTTAGATAATCTAAGTTCAGATTTGGGTCTTTCCAACTAGGATGATCTGCATCTTTCCATTTGAGATACTGTACAGGTCTGTACTTATGTCTCACGGCTGTCTGTTGATCTTTCGTGTAGAAATTATCCCAATCAGAATCTAACAGCTCAATGCTCTCAGACTTTGCTTTGAACAAATCCAACTCTATATGAGCGTTTGGCTCGTCACGGTAGAGGTGGTGAGTGTTCAAGTTCATACCTTGATGCATCACAACTTTGAAGTAGTCTGTGTGATATCCATAGTCGTGCAGAGCAGGACCCTTGGCCATCAGACCAGTTACGTATGGCTTCCAGTCGATAGCACCACCAATGTCATTATAATCTGACCAGTGGTTCTTCAACATTTGGTATTGATCTGCCAATTCGTTACTCGTCCAGAATGTGAACTCTTTAGGCTTGCCGTTGTTACCTTGAGCAGTCTTTCTGTATTCACACTCCACAGATTCGAAGTTGTACACGTCTGCATGAAATGGAATTCTCTTGTTCATGTATGTGAGCAATTCGACAGTGTTCTCTTCCATCATTCTGATCTCTGTGTCGTTCACCTTATACTCTGGTGCACACAAATCTTCACGGTTGAATAGATAGCACATTGCCTTGAACTGAGACCACGTTCCAGACTTATCGTACAGTTGTTGATCCCAATGATCGATGTCCCAGTCAAAGAACTCGTATAGAGTTTGTTGAGCG